CGCAGCTTGGCAATGTTCATATTGGTGTTTGAGCCACCAATACTGTTTGCCACGGTCAAGCTGGTGCTGGATGCTGTCAGCGCATCCAGAATCATCTGATCTTGGCGACGGCCCATAGCACCAGCCACAACTTGCACCAATTCCTGGCGCTCGTCAAAGTTGACTTTTGCTTGGCTAAAGATGTCGCTGTACTCTGCTGCATTGAAATCAGCCAAAGTCAAAGTGACTGAGCTGAATGCGACGTTCAGAGGGGTGACATCAGTTTGGGGAATGCGCAGGGTTGCTACGCCTTTGCCAACTTTGGGGAACTTAACAGTGGAACCTTCGACTCCACGACGCTGGCGAACTGCCGGGACAAGCATTGCCTTACCTTGATAGGCTTGCTTGACCTCTGCGTCGAAAAGAGTAATAAAGGCGTTGGAGAGAGAAACGCTCATTGGATTACCTCATTCGGTGGTTGGACAGGGTTCTCGCGCCGGTAAGCCTGTAAGACAGGGCCAGATACTTGCTTTTTGCGCCAGCCAGGCGTCAGCTTCCGCTGCGGCAGGGGTCGGTTTCCCAATAAGCCCTGCCGCATTCTAGTACTTTTTTACAAATGTCAATAGGTAATCTTGATATTTGTACAAGTATTTATTGAAAAGTGGAATTGAAGAGTTTTTCCACCTTGTTTCGATACCCTACGTCTGACTTGTAGCGGGGATCGTTGACCATCTGGTAGAGCTCTTCCTTAGATCCTGCGCGCCGTCCATTGGCATGACATCAAGCGGCACCCTTCCTTCGTAGCTTTCGCGGATTTTCATCAGCGCCGTAAGACCCCTGGCCGTGCCGCCCATGATCTTGAACTCATCAAAGTCATCCTTTGACCAGACGCCCTTGTTGACCAGACCCCTGGCCCAATCCACCATGCCGTTCACAATGGCACCGCCCTTTGGCCCAAGCTGCCTAAGCTCGTTGGCCGGGTCAATCATTTGGCTGCCGATCACCTCGTTGGCCTGGGTCTGGAGCTTGGTGACCAGGTCATCAAACGCGCCCTGCGAGAGGTTGTTCTCTTTTGCCCAGCCGGTCAGCGTAGAAATGATCGGGTTGCTTTCAGCGTCATTGCCTGTCCACGCCTTCAGATCGTAGGTGCCGTCGGCTGGCGCTTTGTGCTTGCCCTGGCTGATCTGCTTGCGCAAGTCCGACCAGCTTTTGGCAATGCCTTCCAGGTCGGGTTCGCTTGTGTCTTTTTTCCAGAAGTTCTCGGGCCAGTAATCTGGCCGTACCAATGGATCATCAGCAGTGGGTGCATCTGCTGGCGCGGCCTTGTGATTGATCTCAACGGCCTGGGAGTTCTCTTGCTTTGTCTCTGTTTGCACTTGCACGTTGTCAAGTAGGCCGGTTGCACCGGGCTCAACGGTTGCGGTGTCGCTCATTCAATTTTCCTTTTTACAATTGGTACAGTTGTTAAATGTACAAAACAGGCAAAAAAATTTACAGGTTCTTTGCCAGACGTATCCGCGCTTCAATCTCCCGCACAACCGTCCTCTGCCCTTCGGCAAAATAGGCATGTGATGGGTCTGTTCCCGGCACGGCGACGGGCACATTCACATACATTTGATTCAGCCAAGCAAGCAGTTTTCTGCCGTCATCGCTGGAAAAAACGCGCAAAGTCAGGCGCGCCAGATCGTCGCGTTTCTGATCAACCTCGCGGATGTCCGACGTTTGGCCTATAGCCTCAAGTTCGTCCCAACTCATGCCCACACCCGCATAGGCGTTGCAACATTTACGGCAAAGGCTTTGAGTGCTTCGCTCTCAGGGCCGCGCACGTTGACGTGCCAGCCGGGGAGTGCAGTCATCTCAGGCTCTTCATCCGTGCCGCCCGTGCGCTTGTAGATGATTCCGATTGTGTCAATGCTACCTTCGTAGCCATCCAGCGCCTCAGTGGCTTGGGCTTCGTCTGTAAATTTCAGATGCAAGTCGGTCATGATGTGATGGCCTGTAGTTCGCTGTCAGCCAAGCGGCGGCGGTAGAAAGCAATGCGGCTAATTGTGCCGTTTGCTGCGCTGTTCGCGGTAACTGCCGCATCACTTCCAATGCTTAACCTATCGACAACAGGTACGCTTGCTCCAGTGTTTGTTACTACAGCCGAGCCATTTCCTGAAAAAGCATAATCACCTGCTTTGAACGCAACAGCAAGTCTTCCAGATGGAAAAACAGGGCCAGTTGTTTGCCCATTTGTTCCATTCAAATTTGTACCAGAAACGGTATATACAACCCGCGCAAGAAGTCCTCCTGCCGCTCTGCCTAATGCTATTCTATTATTGTTGGTGTTGTCATTTATGTCAACAATCCTTCTAACCTGCGCTCCAGAAACCGCAAGATTGTTTAAAACGCCTTCCGCATATATTGTTCCTTCTGTTTGATTAAACCAACTGCTGAAGTTAGTCCCCGTCATGACCGCACTATCAGCAGCGCGGGTCACTTGGCTTGCCACTGTCGGGATGTAGCTGGTAGGAAAGGCTCCGGCTTCTAGTTGAGCGCCCCAGATGTAAGCGCCTGAGGAGCCATCGCCTGTCCAAGCTGTAGAAGCAGATTGACTCGTGGGGATTGCAATTTGACCAATAGAAAAACTCGTTGAAACGCCAGTGGTATCTGGTATAAACACAAAAGTGCAGCGATACCACCCATTACCTACAGGGGTAATAGAGCCAGATGTTGCAGTTGAATTACCTGTTGCCCCTGTGCTAACAACAACCCCCGTCAGCAAATTAAATCTTGCATTCGCCCTGTTGCTAACGTTCCATGCAGGAGTTCCAGAAGAAGCTCCAAACTGAATTACAAACTCATAAGAACCGCTTCCTTGTTTTGCGTAAACGCTATAAGAGTAAGTTGTAGTTGTTGTACCTGTATATGTAGCTCTGACAGCATGAATAGCCGATGAGGTATTGGCAACAGATAAATCGCCACTTAAAGCTCCATCAGGAGCAATAACTGTGTTTGCAGTAATTGTTGTGCTGGTCTTTGTCCAAGCCGCATTATCAAACTCACTTGAGTAAGTCACCAAGTTTGTCCTGCTCTCCTCAATTAGCAGCCCTAATGGAGCAAGCGTAGTGGGGTTGTAGTCAAAGCGTGGGCCGTCGATTGCAACTGACTCAATCAAGCCGCTGGAGTTGGTGCGAGTGGCTGTGGTTGAACGGGTGAACGTGACGCGGGAGTCTAGGGTTTGGTTGCCCGAGGTAAAGTCCAGCGCCAAAGATGCTCCGTAACCAAAACCGCCAGCACTACATTCGCGATTTGGTAAATTTATTGCTGTGCTGATTTGCATATCAAGACAGCCCGATAATGTTACTTGCCGTGGTTGAGGTTGTCCACACACGTTTCACCGATACCGGCAAAATCGTACCGGCAGCCACGTTGGCAATGGTTACATCATTGCCGTTGATTGTGGTCACACGCAAATTTCCACCAGTGCCAACATAAAGAGCACGACATGGCACCGCCAAATCAGAGTCTGCTGGGGTAATGGATACTGCGGTCTTAGCGCAGGAGTCGGGAGTTGTTTGAAACATATAAGTCCTTTCAGTGGTTAAATTTGCGGGGGTTGTGATACGGGTAATCCAGGCATGCCGCCCGGTGCGCCACCGGCCTGCGCTTGCATTGCCATGGCCTGGGCGATGGCTTGCTGCTGCTGCTGGTTGCGCGCTTCTTCCATGAGCACAGCGCGCTCTGCCGCCGTGTTTCGCACCGACGCCGGGACGCCGAGCTTGTCGCCCAGGTAGTCCACCAAGATGTCAGTCTTGACCGCAAGCTGGCCGTCTGAACCGAGCCCCTGGGTGATCTGCATGTACTGCATGATGGCGTTGATCTCTTCCATGTTCTGAGCCATGGCAAGCGGCGCAACCGGCACTACTCTGACCTCCAGGCCGTTCACGCGCAGCGGCATGTCAATCATCCCGCGCTCATCCATCACCTCCAAAATCTTGGAGACGATAGGGATCATGGTTTCGTTGATCAAGCGACCAAACGCGGAGCCCAGGTTCTGCGCCAACTCTTTCATGCGCTCCACGATCTCGGTGGCCGAGCGGGCGCTCATGTTGTCGGGCGGCAGCGACTCATCCAGCAAGATGCGCTTGACGTTGGCTCGCAGATCGGTGATGACAATCTGGGACACGTTGAAGTCGCCAGCGCGGGGCAGGGGGCTCAGTGCTGGCCCCTGCGGCCCACCGTTGCGGGCAACCGGAATGATGGCACCAGGAATGATCTTGACGGTATTGGGGTTCAGCACGCCGTCATCCGCTGCCGTGTAGACACCGGCCACCGCCAAGCTTGCATTTTTCAGCAGCAGTTCGATGACCTTGTTAAGCGTCTTGATGTCGGGCAGGGCGGTCATCAGCGGGCCGCGACCATAAATTTCGCCGGCCACTTTCATGTAGCGCGAGATCACCCAGGGCGACATCTTGCGACGGCGGTAGACGATCTCAGACTTGGTGACCTTGTCGATAACGTGGTAGCAGTAGTCGCCGCGCTTGTGGTCGTAGATCGTGGCCTCAAGCAGTTCAATGTCATCTGTCGGCTTGTCTTCAATCTTGCGCGCCATGTCATCAGGAATCTTGGCATCAGGCCACTGGCGCTGCATGCTCTCGCCCTTCATGCGCATGCGCCGGTAGACGTTGTCCACCTGACCGTTGGCACCCTCTTCGTAGGTGACCAGGAAGAGAGGCACCGGCACAAAATTCAGCGGCTGCACATCATCGCCCGGCTGCACCATCATGCAGGCGGTGCCCACTGCGAGGTCAAGCAGAAACTCGCCCATCGCAATGTCAAAGTTGCTCTGGTTCAGCACCGTGAACATCTTCTCCTGGTAGACCTCCAGAATCTGCTGGGCCTGGGCCTTGCGATCTGCCGGGATATCGGAGCCAGCCTCAAGCTTGGCCCACTTGCGTTGAGGCGGGAACACTACAGATTGCAAGCGGTTGGCAAAGCGCTGCGTGGAGTTGATGGCCGTGGAGTCAAAGACCCGCGACATCTTGTTCTTACCGGTGTGCCCGCCTTCCCACACGCCGTATAGCTGGCGCTGAGGCAGGGCGAACTCGTAGGCGTCCTGGTAGAGCGCCTGGAACTCATCCTTCTTGCGTTGAGCCGCCTCCTGCCGCTTTAGGATTTGCTCTGGTGTCAGGCGAATACCGCCCGGCGTGGTTTTGTCGTATTCCATTTCAATCCTTTTGCAATTCGTACTTCTCCAACATGTTGCGGCCTTTGGCTGCCAGCCTTGCTGCGGCACCAGCAGTACGCGGCACCGGCTCGCCCCACGCATTTGCTGCCAGCGCCAGCCGGGTGGGCTTGCCCTTGTCGTTCACCAGTGGGCCGCTTGGGTTGGTGTAGAAACGGGTCAGGAATGATCCCTTGCGACGCAGCGATTGGCCTACTGGGCTCTTGTCTTTGACACCCGGCCGTAGGTTTTGGCTTTCACCAGAGCTTTCAAACTTACGCCTACCGGCTTCGGTCAGGCCACCCTCTGGATCCTTGTATTTGCTCACTTCTTCGCTCGGGCTGCGGCCATGTTGTCAACAAGGTTGGGATAGGGTCGGCCTGCCTTGGCGGCGCGGCGCATGGCGTTGCGCTTTTCGCCTGATGAGAGCTCCTTCGGCTTGCCCAAATCTTTTGGCCGTGGCTTGTCCCAGACTTCCTTTTTGTCTTTCATGCGCTTGCTCCAGATAAAAGTGGCCGAGCTCCTTTGCGTGAGCTCGCATTGAGACGGCCAGCCCTGCGCTTGCCAACCTCGCCTTTGTAGGTTTGCTCCGCTTGGCCCAGTTGCTCTTTGAACTCGGTGTCATCGAATGCAGCGATCTCTGGCGCTTGCGGAATGTCTGGCGCTGTGGGTGCCGTTTCAGAAAATTTCTTTGGCAGAGGTCTAGGTTTGAAATATGTTTCCTCTTGCGTTTTGTAAGTCACCTCTGTCTCCATCACGCCCAAACCGCCTGGATATTCTTTCCTCACCATATTGAATTGTGGAACTAGATTCATTCTTTTTTCTTGGGTAACAGGATTCTTTTGAATCTCTGCCAGCGTTGCGTTGTATGCGTCTAGGTTGCTCAAGTACTTCGCCTTCTGCGCTTCGTAGGCGGGCAATAAGTTATCGGTGTAGTTGGTACGGGCTGCTTCGTATGGGGCGTTTGTTTCCGCTGCCTTTGCCTGGTATCCGGTGTACGCCGTTTGCATGTTGCCGCTGATGCCGCTCACTTGATCTTGGTACGTCTTAGCCAAACGCTCTAGGTCAGAGCTCTTGCGCCGAGCCATCTTTGCCATCTGGAATTGAGGTTGTTTTGCCATCACGCAATCCTTCCACCGGTACCGCCCAAGTCCATGGGGATGCCAAGCTCGGCGTCCATGCGTGCGCTGGAAAGCAGCGACCTTCGCCCGCCTCGGGTTCGAGCCTTGAGCGCAGATGCTTGGGCCTCGCCCGCCTTGCGCCGCTCCTCTTCCATGGCGGCGGTCACCTCTGCCGCCTTGCGCTCCATTTCAAGCTTGTTGTTCGCGTAGTTGCCCTGCTGCGCCTCAAGAGCTTGGCGCGCCGTTTGGGCCTGCTGTTCCAGGGACGCGCCTTGCTTGGCGTACTCCGCTGTTTGCGCCTGGAGTTCAGCGCGCATTTTGGCCGCGTCACTCTGCTGCGCGTTGAGCGCGTTGCGTTGGTATTCCTCTGCTCGTTTGCGACCCTCTTCGCCTTGGTAGGCGTTGTAGAGAGCGGTGGCGGCTAAGACGTAAAGGATTGGCATGTCTATTTCCTTACAAGAATTTCATCAATGTTTTCTGCATCAGTGCCATCACTCGCATGAATGCAGAACCAGACCGACGGTTCCAGCGATTCGATTTGGTGATGCACGCCTGCGCAAATGTTGATGCAGGCTGGAGCGATGTATTCGGTCAGGGTGCCGTCGGTGGTCACCACAACGCGGCCAGTTGCCAGGATGCTGAGATGGTCGTACCGGTGCGAGTGCGTCATAGCCACACTTCCAGCCGGTAGGTTCATGCGCTTGGCATAGAGCCCATCGCTGAAGTGATGTACAACGCCCAGATCAATTTCATCGCTCATACCAATAGTGTCTATTGGCATTGCAACACCGCGCAAGCGATGTATATCAGAGCGATATCACCTAGGCAAAAATGTCAAAGTCGGTGTTCGCGGTGCTTTGCCCCATGGGCCTGCCGCCCAGGTTGTGCGCCTTGGTCATGCGGTTGTACTCACCGCCGCCGAGCATCAGGTATCCGAATGAGTCGCCGATGTGCGAGTGCTCATTCTTGTTGGGCGCGTCCCGAAAGCGCTCCTGGCCCGCGCCGACGGCCACACGCTTGAAGTGATACCCACCGGCAAGCGATTTGCGCAGCAGTTTGCAGGCGCGGTTCACGATCAGCCCAGGCTTGCCGTTGATCAGGCGTCCCATGGGCGCGGCCGCAGACTCCCGGCGCACCTTGAAGTCGTTGCTGGCCGTGGGCTGGGCCTTGAGCCCCAGGGTTCTCAGGTAGTCGAACGCGGTCACCTCATATATAGCGTCCCGCGCCATGCCTGCCGGGTCGCCCCACACCAAAACCTGGTGGTTTGGGTAGCGCTGGTTGAGCTCGGCAAGCAACTGGGTGCCAAAGCGCTCCAGGCCCATGTCGGCGGTCACTATTTCGGAGTGAATCAGCCACCGGCCGTTGGGTAAGCGCTGCCCGATGGTCGCCGCCGGGGTCAATCCAAAGTCCAGCCCGACCTGGATGGGCACATTCATGTCGATTTCGGTGTCGCCAGACATGGTGGAGTCCTCATACTCAGGCCAGACCGGGCGTCCCTCTTGCACATAGGTGTACTCGCCACCCGCGTAGCAGCGAATCCAATCCAAATTCTTGCCAAGCAGCATCTGCTGGTAGTACCCGGCGGGCAAGTTGCCGATGTTCTCCGCTTTTGGGTTGACCTTCCACCACTTGCCGGTGGCAAAGATGTGGTCGTTGGCCTCGGGGTTCTCCGGTAAGTCCTCGGGGTTGACGGCCAACACGCCGCCGGGTTGCTTGAAAAACTTCCAGGCGTACTGGCCGGTCATCTTTTCTTTCTCGGCCATCTTGTGCCACCAGTGATCGTCATCCATAGGGTTGGTGTCCATCCAGATGCCGTGCCAGGTTGCGCCGCCGTCGCGCTGGGTAGGGTAGCGGCCAACCCGGTGGGTCAGACCGTCGATCACCGCCTTGGGCAACTCTCTCGCCTCGTTGACCCAGGCACCCGTCAGCTCCAAAGACAGCAGCTTGCGCACATCCTTGGGCTGGTCAAGCGCCAGGAAGATGACTTCGCAGTCGATCCCGGCCGCATCGCCCCTGGCGGGCAGCCGAATGTGGTGGGTGATCGGCGGCGTCCACAGCATGGGGCCAAAGGTGCTCTCAGGAAACAGGTCGAGCCAGGTCTTGATCGTCGTGGTCTTCAGCATGGGGTAAGAGTTCCTGACAATCGCCCACCGGGTGTACCGGATGCCGTCAATTGGCGAGGGCTTTTGCTGCACCGCCTTGATCATTATTTTTGCCGCGCATGCGTAGGACTTGCCAGAGCCCACCGGCCCCATCACGCCCTGCACAAAATTGCTGCTTTGGATGAAGTTGTAGACCACGGGCGAGGTACTGAAGTCCAAGTTCAGCCCGGCCATTGGCACGGCCTTGCCGCTTTGTTCTTTTGTTTTCATGTCGGTTGTAATGGTGGTGTACAAGTGTGAATGACGGTAAGGTCGCCAGTTCGCTTACCGCAGCGTTCGCAGAAGTTCCATTCCCGTTTGGCGAGTGCTGCTTTCATGCCGTCGTGGTAGCCGCTCTCATATCCAACAGCCCAATCCCACGGCTCCTGCAACTTACCGGCAGCCATGTCTTGCTTGGAGTTAAAGCCGGTCATGCCTGCCCCTTCGCAGCCTGGGCTGTCTTGCGCTTTGCGTAGTACTTGCGTGAGTACTCTTTCTGGCGTGCCTTGCGTTGCGCAAGCACAGCGTCCGATGGCTGGGCGGGTGGCGCTGCGAGTTGTGTGAGCCGGTCTACCGCTATCTCAAGCAGTGCCACGCGGGCGAATACGTTCCAATTTTTCATAGCATGCCGTCCTTTGCTGTGATGCATGTGCCTTCAATCAAGGTGATGGGTGTGCCCGCCTTGGCCGATATCTTTTTGATGTTCTCCTTTTGAACTTCCAATTGCGCCCGGCACTCAGCCTCGCGCACATAGTGCTTTTGCGCCTGCATAAAGTTGCACTCGCCGTTTGCGCAGACAAACAGCACGGGGATAAAAATTACATGAATCACGCGAGTACCTCCAAAACAAAAGCAAACACAAGACTGCCGATTAGGGCAATCAGAAATAGCGCGGCAAAAAAGCCGAGAACTATGGTTAGGTCGTGGAACAAGCTGTCGTCGTCATCACTTCTCATCGATGACCTCCGGTGCTTTGACGTTGATGCCGATGACCGATGGCCGGTCTTCGTTGTCTGGGTTGTCTAGCAGGCCGCTTGCCTTCGCCAGCAGGCGCAGCACAGCCACCTTGTCGTAGAGCTCAATCTCCAGCGTGCTGGCACCGTCCTTGTCAGTCCTGACCTTGACGTTCTTGATTGAGTTCAGCGCGTGCTCTGGGATGTCGCAAGAGCGCTTGACAGTCACGTTGCCGCGCTCATCCCAGGACATGATGTCGGTGATGCGCGTGTTCGCCATCGCCAGCAGCCCGTAAGCAACCGCCTCTTTGTTGGCAGCCAGCGTGGTAGAGCGCTCCAGCCTGCGCTGCACAGTGCGCACGCCGCCCCAGTTGGTCAGAGGCGGGATCACCGTTGGGTGTTTGGGCCTAGTCGCCATCAGAACGGGATGTCGTCGTCGTTGTCAGACACGAACGCATTGCCCTTGGCCTTGCTGTGCTGGTCAATCGGCCGCATGGTCGGTGCCGCCGGGTTGCCCATCTTCGGCCCGCCAATCTTGATTGCGAACCACCACTCACCGGCTTTGGTCTTGCCGGGCTTGATATCAATCCAGTGCAGAGAACCGTCAGTCGTCTGCCACCGCATAAGCTCTTTTCGCAATCTTGGAAGGGTCATGCCACCAGCCGCTATTCATGTCGTCCTCAACCCCTTGCTCAAGACCGCCAGCAAGCGCCTGCCCTGCGAAGTAGTCACGAAGGGTCATGCCCATTGTGAAATCAATGCCAGGAAACCCGTTATCAGAAACTGATTCGTGCCACTGTGGGGTGTTTAAAGGAAATGCCGGTTGATCTTTCATGTCGGCCCCCATCAGAACGGGATGTCATCGTCGTTGTCAGACACAAACGCATTGCCCTTGGCCTGGCTGTGCTGGTCAATCGGCCGCATGGTCGGTGCCGCCGGGTTGCCCATCTTCGGCCCGCCAATCTTGATTGCGAACCACCACTCACCGGCTTTGGTCTTC